CTTTTATAGATAATCAGTTCACCGACAAAATTTCTCCAAACATTATCCATATCATCATAATCATTATCTCCATTTGATAATGATCTTTTAATTTTTTCTTTAACATAAGAAGACTGTAAAGGTAACATTTTTTTCTTTTCATCAACACTTAACGCAACTTGCCTGTATTGATCATTATAAACATCCCCTCTAAACCCACTAAAATATTCTTGATCACCGTACTTAATGTAATAAGCGTCTGGTACTACTAATGAATCAAATGAAACTGTTATAGAATTACCCTCACCAGCAGGAAAACTACTTTTTAAACTTTTTGCAACAAAATTATTTTGTTTTGTACCTCTACCTCCCTCTATTTTAGATTCAAAACCACATTTTAATGGTGGTTTTGGTTTAACACAATTACACGCATCTGCGGTTGGTTTAATAAACCCTTCAGGACAATCACATTTTTGAGTTTCCTCATTAAATTTCATACCATTAGGACATTCACAATCACCTTCTTCATTTTGTTTTTGACATTTATCAGGACATTCTTTGAAATCTTTTTTACATTTACAATCATCAGTTTTTGTAAAACCTTTAGGGCATTCACATTGTTTAGTTTCTTCATTATATGTCATCCCTTCTGGACAATCACATTTTTTAGTTTCTTTATTAAATGTCATACAAGGATCTGTACATGTGTTACATTCACAATTTTCATCCGCTTCTTTACCATTAGGACAATAACATTTACCATCTTTTTCAGTTAAACCATCCTTACATCTACATTTTTTTGTTTTAACATCTCTAATCATACAATTAGGACATGGATCATATGATTTGAAACATACTTTAGCGTCTATCATTACAAATTGACCATGATTTAAAGTACCTGCCTTTATTTCGTTAGAAACTGACTTATGTGTATCTGTTAAATCTTTAGTATAGACTGACCCTGAAGTTGAGTCTTTTATTTCTTTTAATATTTTAGCCTCGTCAAATTTTACTTGTCTTTCTACACCAGCTTCTTTTAATTTTTTTAATAGTTCTTTTTTTACTTTTTCTGCCCTTCTATACGCTAAATCTCTATTTTTAGTACTTCCTCCAGAATTTGTATATTTTTTCTTAGCATCATATCCCTTACAAGAACTACTCCATTTTTGTAATGATGAAGTACCTTTATTAACATCATATTCATTACAATAATCAGGTTGTACAGCACCACCATAAAAATTACTAGCACCACCAAATACATTTACATCTTCTAAAGATAATTCTCCATTTGTCATTGAACCAAATTCTTTTTCTACTATTTCTATAAATTTATCTTTAAATTTAATAGGTACGTCAGTGTTAACATCATTATCGGTTTTATAAGGTTCAGTATTAGTAACAAACATACATTTAGTATCAGAAGATTTAGGTTTTTCTTCTTTAGGTTTATTATCTGCAGGTTTTTCAGTATTAGTAGGTGGATCACTAGGTTTTGGTAAATTACCAACGGAAGATGTACTTACTTCATTAAGAGTTTCACCTTTTTCATACACCATAAGGGATCTCATTCTTTGTATTTCCTCTAAAAGATTTCTCATATTTTTAAAAAAAATTTGTGTTTTTAAAAAAAACTATTATATTTGTCATTATATAAATACAAAACAACTATGAAAAATTTAATATTATCGATACTATTTTTAAATAGTTTTGGAATTTTTTCCCAGAAGTTATTTACTGAAGAAGAATTTTTAATTGCGTCTGATAATGGTAGGAGGTGGTATACGGATATTAAAATTTATCTTTATGGTAATTTCACCAAAAAAGATTCTTTAGATGTCGTTGAGAACATAAAAACTTTTAAATCTTTAATTAAACCTATAAATATATCTTTAGTTAATAATAAAGAGTCTTCTAATGTAGTTATTTATTTTTTGAGTGATTCTGATTTTGGTAATATTTTTGCTGATGAAAGGAAAAAGATAAAAGATTGTATAGGTATTACTTCTACATATGGAGTTTATAAAATAACAGAATCAGTAATTCAAATAGATGTAATCAATAATAAAAGATTAAATTCATTTTCGAATACTATAAGACATGAGATGTTTCATATGTTAGGTTTCGCACATTATAGAGAAGAAAAAAATTCTATATTAGATATGGATGATTTTTTAACTGAAAAAGATATAGAAATGATTAAATATCTTTATTCTAAAAAATTTAATACATAAAAAAAATCCCTACTTTCGTAGGGATTCATTTAAATTTGTATTTCCTCTTTCGTGTTTAGGTTCGTATGGACATTTTAAACATCCATTACCACAACATCTACCTCGTTTTTTATGATATTCTTCAGTCATAACCATTCTACCTTGATTATCATAATAAAATTCATTAGGTTGTAATTTAGGTCCAAATTCTCTTACATAAAGTTGTTGTACCCAATCTTTTGATGCTCCTACATTCATAATCAATTATTTTTTCTTTGATTATAAAACGACAACAATATTTGATATGTTAGCGTTATATTATTCCCCCAAGATACTTTCATAATATTTTGTATTTAAACCCCATTTAAAATTATTTAATAATTCAATATCATAATCACAGTTTTTATGATTTTCAGAAACTTTATTACATAAAAATATAAACATATTTTGTTCAAAAATATTTTTCATCACGTTGATATGTTTATGTACCCATTGGACATTTCCTATTTCATATCCCTTTTTACTGTCTATTCTATCTAACGAAGCAGTATATGTTTTATCATTCCAACTAATCGGTAGTGTAATTTCAATTCCAGATAAATTACATTTCCCATTTTGTTTTTTATATAAATCATATATGTATTCTTTTGTTAAATCAAAACTTAAATTTTTTCTTATGATTCTCTTAGATATTTTATTTTTAGTTAAATTGTACCATAATTCACCATTTATACCACCTTCTTTATTTACATTATTAATACAACCACAAGATACTATTTTTCCGCTACGCAAATGGGTACCAAAAATATCTTTAATTTTGCCACATTCACATTCACATTTATATTTTATATGACCATTTTTGTTTTTATGTAATTCAGAAAGAACTTTTAATTTACCAAAAATTCTACCAACCATTTCAATTTTTTTCATAATTCACAAGTATTTGTTTCATTATATAAATATGTTGTGAAATTAAAAAAGTAAGGAAATTTTATTTTTTTCCTTACTTTTTTTAAATTTAAATAACTTCGCAAGATCCGTTAGCGCAGGCAACCTCACCAGAAAGATTAGTATTATCTTGTAATTCTATAACTTTAGTTAAATCGACAGAAGTTAATGATTCCATCATTTTATCATAAGTTTCTTTATCACAATCCTCAAAAGGGGCTTGTTGATATGTGCCTCCGTTATAAGGTAAAACTGATAAACCGTTATAAAATTTTCTATTAGTCCACATCCATTCACCAGCTAATTCCCAATCTTCTTCTTTTAAAGAAATGGTTGCTGAAACGTTATGCGTATTTTGTCCACTTCTATGTCCATACTTAATCCATTCCTGTGAAACTTTTTTAACCCTATCCAATAATTCAAATGGAGATTCGTATCTTAAAATAGAACCTTCAGGTGATTTTTGTGGAATAGAAATAACTGCAGTATCGTGAGGTCTAAAAATTTCATCCTCTACTAATTCAGGGTGGTTAATTGACAAATATGTATAAATTGCTTCATTTTTACCTACACGTATTCTTCTAATATAATAGTCATTATGCCAAGCATGAATTCCTGATGAAGTACCTAAAACTAAAGATGAAGTACCAGATGGTTTTACTGTTGTAGTTCTAGCTGCGGAATTAATACCAATTAATTTTGCAACTCTTTCATTTTCTTCTTTTACTGCTTCTGAAGCTGATTTCATATCATAACCCAATACCACACCAGAACCAATACCTGTCATTCCAACACCAATCAATGCATCTTTTTCAGTTGTTCTTTTCCAAACATCTCTAAGATAGTGGAAATCCGTATAACCAGCTTGTAATGTACCTATAAATGCTGCACCCTTTACTCTTTTTTCAAAATCTTCTTGCGATTCGATATCAGAAGCATTCACCTCACACAAATTACAGAACTGATAAGGTCTCAAACCTATTTCACAACAAGGGTTAGTTCCCCAATCTTTGTCATTAGAAAAATAAATTCCTGGTTCTCCAGCACCACTCAATTCAATTCTTTTCCACAAATCTAAGAAAAATTCTTTAGTTACTTTGTGTCTTAATAAAACCGCTGAATTATTTGCTCTACCTCTTTGTGGATTTAATTCCCACCAATTTCCTGATTTACAAGAAATCATTTCATTATCATCAGCAGAAAATAAACTAATTAATGCTGCCCTTCTAATACCACCAGCAAGTACTGCGTCTGCAATATGACAAACAATATCATGAACCTCAATAGGCGTTAATTTATCCCCATCATTTTTAGAATCTAATACTTTTTTAATATTATGAATACAATCTTTTAATGGTTGAGGTCCTGGTGCTTTACCTCCAGATGTAACCAATAACGCCCCTTTATGTCTAATATCTGAATAATCAAATATTGGTGTTGACGACTTTATACCAAAATAAGATTCAACCAAAACTTTAATTGCATCTGCCCATCCTTCGATAGAATCACCTATTAAATATCTTCTTTTTCTATCAGGATTTGGTTTTCTTAATTCAGGTAATTTTTCTACATGATGTCTTTGTACTGAATAACCTACCCCAGTACCACCTAATAATAGAAACATTGTTTCAGAAAATGCATCAACATGATCAATAGGTAAATAAGCACAGTTATAAACTCTATTTGGTGATATCTCTATTGGTTTACCACCAAATTGTAAACTTCTCATAGAGGGTAATATTTTTTTATCATACACCAATTTATAAACTTCTTCTATTTCATCCTTAATATTAGGATATTTTTTTTGATGCATTTCTTTGTTTCTAGTAACTAATTCTTCCCAACTTTCTCTTCTATTCTTTTCAGGTAAAAATTTAGCATACTTCATATATACAGTAATATCAGACAAAATCTTATTTGATAATTCCATTTTTTTAATTTTTTATTTAGTTATTATTATTTTTTAGTGTGTATTATTCTTTATGATTTATTTAATAAACCATTACTTTATTTTAAAAAAAATTAATTAAGTGATTCTCTTTTTTTATTTAACGTATCCTGAATAAACTTAGAATCTTTCTTTTTATTAATGTTACTATGTTCTAAAAATGAAACACTTCTACTATCACTTGTATCAATAGTTAAAGTACCATTATCAAATAAAATATCATCGAATACTACACCATCCTTACCAAATCTAGATTTTAATATAGCTAAAGTAGCTCTACCTTCTTCCTTTTGTTCTAATGTTTTCGCCGCAGATAAGATAAAATGTCCTATTTGTCCCTTTTTAATTGATCCACCCATCATATTAGCTTCAACTAATTCGGCACCAATAGCACTTCTATTACCTTGTACTGCAGTCCAACCAGCAATGTCTAATTCTGAAATCATAGTTTCAAATTGTCTCATTACGTTACCCTCTCCACTAAATTCATCTTTAAATTGTTTTGTTGGTTGAACACAATCGATATAATCTAAGAATACTATATCTGGTTTAATACCATTAGAAATTAATTTTCTTAAATATTGTCTAATATGTGGTATTGTAGTACCATCACTAGGCATTTTTTTAAGTATTAAATTTCCTGGTGAATTTTGGAAATTAGATAATCTACTGTGTACTTCTTCACT